AGCGGGCGAACACGTCAGCGCGCTTGTAGGGTGCTTTCCTCTGCCGCCTGGCCCTGTCGTACGCCATTCGCACGACGCCACTGGGTGAGGAAATCACGGGGGTCCGCCTTTGCCTTGTAAGTCTCGCGGTACGCCCGGATACGGTCTGGATTGGCGGCGCGCCATTCCCGCTGATACGTCTTGCGCCGTTGCGCGTCTGCCTTGCTGTACTCCGCGAGATGCGCGGTATTGGAGTCTCGCCACTGGGCAGAGGACTTCCGCCCGCACTCGGCGCATTGGGCTTTGCGGCCATCCTTGACGGCTGCACAGCGATGGAATGCGGAGAGGGGTTTAGTCTCCCCGCACTTCCGACACGTCTTGCTGTCACTCACTTCCTGCCCGCCGACTTGCGCGCCTCAGCGGCAGCAGCAGCCCACGACAGGGCCTCAGCCTCAGTGGTGGCCACCAGGGCAATGAAGTACTTGGCGAACGCCATACGGCCCTTGGATCGCTGGACCTTGGCGTTATCCGGGGTGCATGCCAGCTTGGTTGCCAGGCCGTCAAGGTCGCACCCGTCGCCCCAGCCAAAGTCTTCTACGTTGTCGATACCGAACGAGTGGATCAGGACGAGACGCTGCCCCGCCCCCATGCGGTCGAGTGCGGCGTGAACCATGCCAACCTTGGCGGCCCGCTCGTCGCGTCGCTCGTCGGACAGGTCGCGCAGATCGTCGGCCATGTCGCCATCCTGGGCGGTCGACACGTAGCTACGGAGGATGGCGCAAGCGTCCAGTACGTAGCGCCGTTCCGTCGCGTCCTTGGGAAGCCTGACAGCATCCTCGATCGCGTCGACAGCCTCAGCGTCCGCAGGGAGGTCGTTCAGGACGTCGTAGGCGGCCGAGTACCGCTGAAGGACTGCCAGGGCTTCCAGGGCTGCACCATGGCCCACCTTGGGGCGGATGACGTCCGGGGTCTCATCCTCGACGGCCAGCGTGTCAGCCAGGCTGGGCGACTCGTCGTCACCGTTCGGCCGGTCGATGCTCACGCTTCCCTGCCATGCCATGCGGGCAGCCTGGGCACGGTCAGCGGACAGGCGCAGGCCCTTAGCGGGCTCAGTCTGGGCCAGGGCCTCAGCCTTGTGTGCGTCGCTGTCGGCAAGCTCCATCATCGACATGAAGACCTTTACAGCGTCCTTGTCTGCACCCTGGTAGCGGGCCGCACGGACCTTGTCTTTGAGTGCATTCTGCGCGGACGAGTAGAGGAACCCCAGGAAGCCGTCAACGCTGGCCCCGATATAGCGCGGGATGGCCGTCAGGACTGCTTCCCGTGCGTCCTGGGCAAAGTCGTCAGCGTGCTCCCCGTGGCCGTTCATCCGGCGCGCTGCCTGGGAGGCCAGGACCCCTACCCGCTCGTTCATCTCGGTGAGTACGGCGGAGATGGCGTCAGAGTCGTTGGACTGGGCAGCGTAGATGTGGGCAAGCGTGATCATGATTGCTCCGTTCAAGGGGTCTGACTCGGCTCTAGCGAGTCGGTTACCTGCGAACGGAGATGGCCGGATCGGTGCCCCAGGGGCAGCCTTGATCAGCGGACATGGTCCCCGTTCTCAGGGACGTGGTCCGCACGTTTCGAGCCTCCGGCCGGATGACTCGTCGTTGCGTGAGGTGAACTAGACGCTTTTTTTGGTAGGTGGTCAAGCGTCAGATTCAGGGAAGTTGATAGTGAGACCAGCTACTAGGCCGGGTAGTTGTCTCGGATTCCAAGGCGTGACCGTGGTTCATCCCTGGGATTGACAGGTCTGGCATATGCCAACGGGGGATGCCATGCGCGTTACCGAAGGTTCGCCGCCGGTATGTGTAGCGTGCATCACAATGAGGAAACGGCCACCCTCTGTCACAGAGGCCGGCCGTTTCATCACCCCTCAGTAATCAGCGCCGTACAGGCTCCCCCAGCTCCGCTTCCCGATCTCCGCCTCAGACTCGATCGGCACGCCGTACAGGTCGAACGTCATGCACTGCTCAATCTGGCGCGCGTAGTCCTTGGCGTCAGCCTGCGGAACGGACGCCAGAACCTCGTCATGGATCGGCAGCCGCATGTAGTCCAGCAGGCCCGCTTCCTCCATGTTGATGAGCGACTGGCCCAGGCAGTCGCGGGCCGCACTCTGCACGGCGTAGTTGGTCACCGCGTAGACCCTGTGCCGGTCGACAGGCAGACGGCGGCCGGTGACCGAGATACCCACCATTCCGTGTTCGTACGCTTCCCGCTGAAGTCGACGGCTGAAGCGCGCAATCTCGGGATAGGCACGGTCGTACGCTGCCAGGGCCCGCCGCACGTCAGTCTCAGGCGCACCGGTCTGGCGGGCGATGTGCTCAGGGCCACCCCCATAGACCTTGCCGAACGCAATTCCCTTGCTGATCTTCCGGTGCTTGGGTGTGAAGTCGGGGCCGAACACCAGGCCAGCCGTGAACGAGTGAAGGTCCGTGCCTTCGGCAATGGCCTGCTTCATTCGCTTGACGTCAGCCAGCGCAGCCAACACGCGAAGTTCAACGGCAGCAAAGTCCGTGGACACCATGACGTGTCCCTCTTCAGCCAGCAGCGCACGCCGAATGGTCTGGTCTGAGCTGGGCAAGGTCTGAAGGGCGGGGCGCGTGATACTCATCCTGCCCGTTCGCGCCTGCATGCTGTTAATGAAGCAGTGCACCCGACCTTCAGCGTCCGCCACATCAAGGAACGTCTGCGCGTATGCGCTATTCCACTTGCCAGCGCGCTTGCTCCGCAGAATGGCCTCAGCCAGCGGATTGGCCTTGCGCTTGCCCAGCGGGGCCCAACTGTGCTGGTCAAGGTCGGCCAGCGCACACAGGACAGCCTTGTCAGCCTTGAACGCGCCCGTTTTGGTGCGGTCGGTCAGCGTCTCCCCCATGGCTAGCAGTGCCTCGACTACCTGACGGGTGGCGTTGATGTTCTCGACCCCGTAGCGGAGCGCCTGGGCCTCGAACTTCAGCGCATCCTCAGACAGTTCCGCGCTGAGACCCTGGCAGTACTCGACGTCAAGGACCATGCCCTTGCGTTGCATGATGGCGCATATGCGCGCTATTTCGTGTTCATAGGCGACCAGGGCGGGGCGCACTTCCAGCGCTGCCAGCTCAGCGTCAAGGGCCACGTCCAGACGGCTGGTCAGGATGACGTCAAGGCCCGCGTACAGGAGGTAGGTCGGGTGGTCCAGCGGGATGCCTGCCCACCCGGTTGCCTTGGTCAGCTTCAGCGACCGGAACACGGCCGTAAGGTCGCCCTGGGTGTCCGGCGAGGCAGGGTCAAGGTAGTACGCACTGAGCGGCTTCAGGCCAGTCCCCCGGCCACCCTCTTGCGGCTGGCGCGGGTCGATAAGACCAGCCTTCAGGCGGGTGTCGATGGTGCGCGGGGCCAGTGACTCAATGCTGATTCCCGCATGCCGGTCAAGGACCGCCCAGTCAAACGGCGCGTTATGGATCTGGAAGCGGGAACCCGCGCGCAGAACCTTCAGGGCGTACTCAACGAACCTTCCGCCAAGCTCCCAGGGGATGACCCAGCCGGTTTTCCGGTCGCCGAACTGCACGGTCCGCAGCCGGTATCCGGGGGCGTAGATATCCAGGCCCGTGGTCTCGGTGTCCAGCGCGATCGGACCCCGCCGGTTGGCGTCCTGGAACCAGTACCAGAATGAGCGCAAGTCGTGCGCGTCCTCAGGCACCTTGACCGTTACGGGGTCACCGGCTATGGCGTACTGAAATACCTTCATGCTCTCTCCTCTGCACAGCACAAAGGGGCCACGTACCAAAATTGGTAGGTGACCCCTCTGCTTACGACTGGCTAGACCTGCGCCCCGCAGGCCCCACACACTTCATCGGGCCTCAGGTCCGAGTGATCAGCCGGACACTCTCTCTCGCAGTACATCAGGCATCCTTTCCGAAGATCCCGGGGCCCGTAGGCTTTGCCTCAGTGCTAGCGAGTCGGATACCAACCAGCGTGATGCCCTTGTTGGTCTTCTTACGGCTCACCTGTCGCTCTTCCATCGCGTCATAGAAAGCGCGGCGAGTCCAGATCTCCTTAGAGGGAAGTCCTTCAGCCTCACACCATTCCCGGTACGCGTTGTAGGCGTCGGCCCCGGGAACCTGGTTGCTCTCGTCTCGGTCGTAGACACCCGGGAAGAACCCGACCAGGGCGTCGGAAGTCTCGCGGTACTCGCGCGAAGCGTCCGTGATCTCCGCCGGGTCCTGTAGACCGTTGGCGAACCACTCGACCGCTCCGCGCACTGCCCACGCTGCAATGCCCTTGGCTTCCGCCATCAACTTTTTGTCTAGGTCATGGTCCCGCTCATGCTCGGCGAAAAAGCGTTTGAAGGGGATCATCTTCACTCGACGCCACAGGCCATCGTCCTGGCCCTTGAACTTGGGTTTATGGTTCGTCGCCAGCATCAGCAGAAAAGACGGCTTGAACTCAAAGAACTCCTGTTGCAGGAACCGCGCAGAGACCATGTCCTTGCCGGTTACCCGCTTCAGCACCGCTTCGCTCATAGGCTTGCCTGACTCACCCTCAGATGCCATGACGTACCGGGCACCGCGCAGGGCCGCAATGTCGTTGGGGATACCGCCGCTCTTCTTTTCCTCGAACGTGGCAAAGGGCGTTGTCTTGCTGATCGGCCCGAACACACTTGACAGGGTGTCAGTGAGCACACTCTTGCCGTTCGCGCCCTTGCCCCAGAGGACAGCGAAGCACTGCTCATCCGTGTGACCCGTGCAGCCGTAGCCGATAAGCCGCTGAAGGTAGGCAGGCATGTCCGGCTTCCCCGGCATGATCTCCACCAGGAACGCTTCCCAGCGCGGGCACTTGGCAGCAGCGTCGTAGTCGATGGCCAGGCAGTAGGTCAGCATGTCCTCTTGGCGGTGCGGGTGCAGCCGTCCAGTGCGCAGGTCGACCGTGCCATTGCGGAAGCTCAGCAGATCAGCGCGTGCGTCAAACTCCTGGGGAGTCACGTACACGCTGGGGACGCTGCGTAGCTCCGTCATCAGGTCGTTGATGCGGGTCGTCATGGTGAAGCCGCGCGCTTCCTTGACCTTGCCAGCGAGCACCAGGGCAGCACCCATCCGGTGAATTTCCTGCCGTACCTTGTGCGCGGATCGCTCCCACGTGCGCCCGTTCCAGACGTAGAAACCCAGGCCCGGGGCGTACTTGATCCGGCCATCCGTCCAAGCCACCAGGGCATACGCATTCATGGCGTCCGTGTCCCCGTAGCGTTCCAGCAGGCCAGCGAGGATGCGGGCCGCTTCATTGCCCATCTCACGCGAGACAATGTCAGCGCCGGTAGCCTCGCTAAGTTCCTCGCTGCGTTCCTCGCGCGCCGTGTCCTCAGCCTTGGCAACGGGCCGGGCAGCCTTGACGGCCTTGTGCAAGCTCAGCGCGAACGTCTGAGGCTCACTCTCTCGCCAGTCGGTAAGGTCAGCCTTGTTGCCCAGGGTGCGCGGAATGGCCAGCGCGTGAACGTCGATTCCGAACGGCTTCAGCCCTTCCGCCAACCTGCGGTTGAACTCGCGTCCGGCCGTGTCGTTGTCTCCGCACGCGATCACCTGAGTACCGGCAACGGCGTGCGCAATCTCGGCAACCAGGTCCGGCGAGGCAACCAGCGAGGCACCCCGGACCATGACGACGTCGTAGCCAACGGCAACCCCTGTGAGGCCGTCTCCCGGCCCTTCAGTGATCAGGGTTACTCCGTACCCACCCTCACCCCGGAACGCGCCGTAGGGGGCCCAGCGGAACCCCTCAGGGTTGCTGAGCGACACCCAGCGCCCAGGGCACTTGCCGGTCAGGTCGCGCCCCTGCAAACCGCGCGGGTTACCGCTGAAGTCCAGCAGAGGGACAGTCAGTCGCGCGTAGCGCTTGTAGGACTCACTGAGTGCCGGAAATAGCGGATTGACCGTGGTGTCATCGACTCCCACACCCAGCGCATACGCCAGCTCAGGACTCATGCCGAACCGGTCGGCGAGGTAGTCCCTGGCCCGTTCCGACCACTCGTCAGTTTCGGCCAGCCGATCGCGTGACTCGTCCACGTAGTAAGCCAGGGCCGCAACGTGCTTGGGACCCACCATCTCAGCCTTGGCGCTGGGCACGGTCGGAGCGTCCCCCTCTATGTCAAACAAGTCGGGCCACTTCAGATCAGCGGCCTTGCGCACGTCGTCAGTGGCGCAGCCAGCGCGGCACGTCAGCCGAACGGTGCGGTTATCGCCGACCCAGATACGGAGCGACGGACGGGAATCACCATGTGCGGGACACACAGCAAGGAAACCCCCGTCCGCCTGCTCAGTCACCTCAGTAAACCGGCTAATCAAATCAGCAAACTGCATTGCGTGCCTTTCCAGCGCGCATGATTTGCAGCGCCTCGATAAGCTCTCCCATGTCGGTATCAGTCAGGAACACTGACGCGCTGTGTGCCCAGCCATCCGCCCACATAGTCAGCTCTGTCTGTCCGTACTCGATCCGGAGATCAATCTCCGCCCCGTCCTCAGTGACAAGTTCCGCGCGCATCGCTGTCCCTTCCTGTCACTGAGGCCCTAGCGAGTCGGTTACCTAGAAAGGTGGCGGCTCAGCGCCGAACGTCTTGGACCACTCAGCCAGTGTCTTGGCACCCTTGGACAGGTTGCAGCGCTGACAGGCTGGCACGATGTTGGCTTCCGTGTCCGTGCCTCCCTTGCTCAGCGGCTCGACATGGTCTAGGTGAGTGGCGTACGCCCCGCAGTAGGCGCAGGCATGTCCCCAGCGCTCCAAGATGGCCGTCCGGCTATAGGCCACGTGCTCGACCCCGTAGGACTCTGCACGGCGCTTGTGGGTTAGCTCATGGCGCTTGTCCGGCGGCAGCGACCGGTAGTAGTTCTTGATGTGCTGGCGCTGCTTTGCTCGCCGACATGCCTTGCAAGCGCTCGACGGCTTGCCCTTGGCGGTAGTGAACTCAGTGGCGGGCCGACCCCGCCCGCATAGTCGACAGACCCTCACTCGGTCACCTCGATAAGCGGTCCGTAGACGCGATCGACGGAGGCCCAGGAGTCAGACCATGCACCGGACACAGGCTCTAGCCACCCGTCCCCGTCCCACTCCCACACGTCTCCGGCAGTGTCCTTCCAGCGGGTCACTCGTCCTCCCCAAACGTGCAGATGATGGCCAGCAGCAGCCAGCTACCCAGCAGTACACCGACCAGCAGACCAGCAACGAACATCAGCGAACCCACCTGACCTCAGCGCCACGCGTGATCGCGGCTGCAAATGCGTCCAGGTACCGACCCCAGTCCTTTCGGTCCTCAACGTCCGGGTAAAGCCAGATGACGTCACCCTGGCCCATCATTCGTATGTCACCCATGGCCGGTGCGCTGGTGCCAGTAATGCCCATTTCCAAGGGGTCACCTCCCAAAATTGGTATGTGGTCAACCCAAAGAAGGGGCCAGCGCGCATGGCACTGACCCCGTTCTCTGGTGGCTACTCGGTCGGCAGGCTGGCCAGGAAGTCTGGCACTACCAGCCGCACATGTTCCGCGCTGATCTCTACCCGCTGAACTGTCTTGCGGGCACCCAGGCCCCAGCCGGACACAGCGCCGGTAGGTGTGACTACCAGGGTCGGCAGCAGCCTCCCCCCGATGTTCTTGGTGGTGACGTCCTCGACTACGGCGTCAGTCATGCGCACCCGGTTGCCATGGCGAACCGCATAGGTGACCAGGTCGCCCGCGTACAGCTCTTCCCCGGCATAGTCCGTGATAACTCCGCGCTTGCCCATCAGTCCTGGCCCTGGGTCGCGTCGGCGATGGTCAGCGCACGGGCAGCCACGCGAGAGATCTTCATGCGGGTGGAGTAGTCCAGCGACACGTAGGCACGGCCGTACAGGACGATGGCCAGGGTTCCGGCCATGATGTCGATGCGCGGGACGGCCTTTTCCAGCTCCGTCGACTTGATCAGCGAGATGTTCCCGTCTGCCTTGCGCACCAGGTACCGGTCATGGCCAGGCGACTTGTGCGGGCCGGACAGGACGGTACCGGCCTGGTTCATACCCCGGACCTTGACCTTGGCGTCTACCTCGAACGTTGCCACGTGCTCTCTCCTCGGGTCGTTTTCAGCGGTGAAGATGAATGCCATTGGGTTCTCTCCTCCCAATGCCTCAGGCCCCGAACCCAGCGGGCGCGTTAGCGCAGCACCAGGAACGGGGCGGGGAGGCACTACCAGAGAGGGGTCTCAGCGGAGTCCGGGGTCATGGCCTCCCGCTCGTCGTAGTAGGTCGACAGCACGCGGATCTTGCCACCACCACGCGGGGCGCTGACGTCGACCTTGTCAGCCAGCAGCTCAGCGGACTTAGGCACGCCGAACAGACTCCGGACAGCCTCTCGGGCCTGGCCAGTACCGCCAGCGATGACGTATGCGTTGTCGAACTCACCGGGCAGAACGGTGTCCGTACGGATTACCTGGTAAAGGGGCATGCGTCTCCTCAGCTAAATTCAGGGTCGCCCGTAGGCTCAGGGTCGGTCTGTAGCAGGTTGCGCCTACGCCGCTCGTTGAGAACGGCCGGACGCTGCCACGGATGGAACTCCCACAGCGGGAGCGCTACGTATTCGTCAGTGGCCATACGGAGCACTCCCGCCGTTTGAGTCCGCTGGGTCTCACTCAGCGGCATGGTGATTACCGCGCTTCGCCAACGGCATCGTTGTAGCTGCCCAGAACCGTGATTACCGGCTTCCGGTAGCTGACTGCAATGCCGTCCTTGTTGGTGTACTCGACCAGTTCCAGGGTCAAGCGGCAGAGCGCTTCCCCGTCGACCTGGTCAAGCGCGTCCTTGACCTCATGGATGACCTCAGCGAGGGACCACGCCGTAGCGATCAGCTTGCCGGGGCCCAGGTCATAACCCAGGCCAGCGAGACGGAACGTAACGTTGATGGACGGGGCCGGACCCTTGGGCGGGCGCTGCTTTGACAGGGCCTTCCGCTCAGCCATGGTGCGCGGGCAGCCGCACGGCTCGCCACGGTCATCCGGAAGCAGGCTGAACTCTCCGTCGCACTCATGCGCCGGACCGCCCACACCCCAGAGAATCAGCTTGTCCTCAATGGCCTTGCTGCCGTTGATGACGATTTCCACGGACTCAGCCTCAGTGAGCACGTGCAGATTCATGGCCTTGGTGGGGTCATACTCCTCAGGAGTGCCACCCAGCAGCTCAGCCACGCTGTCAGCGATGTTGGGGTCATCCGTAAGGACTCGCCACGCGGGCAGGCTCACAGGTTCGTTCCGGCGCTTGGCCTTGTTGAAGACGGTCATGCCCGAACGGAACTGGAACACAGGCCGCTCGTAGTCGGTACGCGGAGTGCGCACCTTGGGCTTGCTGTCAGGGTCGGTGTCGAAAATGCGGAGTGCCATGCTCTCTCCTCTGTGAAGCGCGTTCGCGCAGTCTGTGAATGGCGAGAGGGGCGGGCGGGGCCGAAGCCTGCCGCCCATCCCCCTCTGACTTGCTGCTAGCGAGTCGGTTACCTGCGCTCGAAATGGGCCAGGCAGCGAGCCGGGACGTTCTTCACAGAGGTGAACTTGTACGCACCGCACGGCGTATGGGCATGCGCGATGGCCAGCCCGACCACCAGGACGATGGCCACCAGGCCCAGCGCGATACCTTCCAGGAAGCCCTTAGGCACGCCGCTGAGTCCCCGTGATCAGGGTTCCGTCAGTGGCCCACATGGGGTCACCCAGGACCGTCTTGGACACGCCGTTGACCCAGCGGAAGGTCTCGCGCAGGTGCAGGAAGTGAGCGAACACGTCCGGCTGGCCGTTCTCGGTCCCGATGCGGACAGGCTTGAACGCTGCCTGCTCGTCAGTGATGTGCAGGACGACAGCGCCGTCGAACTCCGGCATAGGCGTACGGTTGCCCTGCGGGTCGATGATGACGTCAGCGTGTGCATACGCGGACATCTGAAGGGCCACGTCCGGGTAGGTGGCCTTGGACGTCTTCCAGTCGGCCATAACGGTGGCAGGCTCGCCCTGGGGGTCCGGCTTGCCGTTCTCGTCCAGCCTCAGGCGAAGGATGCCGTCGAATGACCCCGCGTACTCATGGGAGTCAGACCAGGCCACGTCCTCAGCGCGGATAAGCTCAGGCTGTACGGCATCCAGGAACTCGGCGAAGTGGCGCTGATACGGGACCATGTCCGGGTGAACGCGCCCGATGCGCTGGTTACGGATCATGCGCTCAAACAAGTCGTGCGCGTCACTGCCGATATTCGACCGGACCTTGGTGTAGCGCGTGGCTGCACCCTTCAGGTACCCGATAGCGCCGTCTCGATCGCGCTTGGCCATCTGCTCTACGAACGACAGCGAGTCGACGGCCAGTTCAGCGACCATGCCAGCAGCCCAGTACTGAAGGAAGGGCTTGGGCAGCATGCCGACCACGCTGGTTACGCCCGGATACTTGATATCCGGGAAATCCTCATTGAAGTAAAACCGTCCGCCAGCCTTGCTGACAGTGCGGATAGCCATTGGGCCTCCCTTGATGTGGTGTCAAGGGGTGGCTAGCGAGTCGGTTACTGGTGACGGAGTGACGGTTAGATGGTCGGTTTAGGTTTCTCTATGGGTTTCTATAGGTGAACTGAAACTAGGGTCTAAATCGTCACTCCGTCACTTCCTCTCCCGCTGATTCTCTAGGCCCAAGCCGGCCGAAGCCCTGTACGCCCGTCTGCGGGCATGAAAAAGCCCCGCCCGACCACTGGGGCCAAGCGGGGCTGTAAGGCTGCGAGAGGGGCGCTCAGGGACGCTGACGGGTGCGCCAATGGGTTGGGGCCCCAGGCGAGTTGCCCAGGGCCCCGGTTGGGTCGCTCTTACAGGGTGGCCGTGATCATGGCCTTAAGCGCTTCCTGAAGGGCCAGCAGCTCGTCCCGGACCTCAGCCTTGGTCTCGTCCGTCGCAGCCTCGAAAGCCTCAGGCTTGGCCTTGATGACGTCCGCGCGCAGTCGGCGAACGATGGCCCGGACCTCGTCGTCGGGGCTCAGCGCCTCGTCTGCGGTGTCGTCGTCGTCCGCGCTGGCCTCTCCCCCACCGTTGCTGCCCCCCGTGACTTCCTTGTTGGCGTGGTAACGCTCCCGCGCCTTCTCAATTTCGCCCTTCAGGCCCACCCCGTAGCTGTTGGCCAGGAACTCGCTGACCGAGACATCCTCGCCCTTGCCCTCCAGCATCTTGGCGAAGTGGGCCCGCTCTTCCGCAGCCTCCGCGCTGTCCTCATCAAGGCTCCGCAGGTACTCGGCCCGGACGTCCGTGCGCTGGGTCTGCACGGCCCGCATGAGCTTCTTTACGGCCTGCTCGACCTCGTAGGGGTCCTCCCCGCCCAGGGCCTTGCCAGCGGCCTGGTAGAGAGCACTGGAAGCCTTCTTAGCGGGGTCCGACGAACCGGTGATGTCCGGGTTACCGTCCTTGTTGGGGATGCGGCGCCACATGTCCAGGATGATCGAGGCAATCTCCTTGGCCGTGGTCGACGTCTTGATGTGCAGGCGCACACCCTCGGCGACTCGCTCGGCACCCATGCTGACCAGGTCGGAGACACCCTCGTATGCGGTGTAGTCCTTGGCGGGGATGACCTCAGCCTTGGTGGCCTTGGGCGCAGGCTTGGGCTGGGCCTGAGCGGCGGCCCGCCAGTCGTTGCGCAGCTCCTTCTTCAGCGCAGCGAACGTGACGGCCGTGTCCCTGCCCGGCAGTTCGACCTTGCCCCGCGACGGGAGGGAGGAAATCAGCTGCTCGGTTTCCTTGGCCAGCTCTTCCAGACCATCCGTGTTCTCGGCCTCGACCAGGCTGACGGCCCGCTCGATGTTCGCGTGCACCTGCTCGACCAGCGTGGCTTCCTCGCTGATCTCTGCCGTGTTCGCGTCGTTACCCTCAGTCATGATCTCCTCTTTCGTGGTGTAGTCGGCATCCTTGCGGATGTCTTCCAGCAGGGTGGCCCAGTTGCAGCCGTCCAGCTCAGCGCCGGTGACCTCAGTGCGGTCCCCCAGCAGCGCACGGGCGGTCGACTCGAAACGCTCGGCGTCTTCCAGGGGCAGGGACTCCCACAGCTCTCCGCCCGTCGACTCGTTCTTACCGCTCAGGCGTCCGTAGACCTTGCCCGTGGTGTCCTTCATGGTCTCCGCTTCCTCTGCACGCTGCTGGTAGGTAAGGCACGTCTTGCAAGAGACAGGGGCGGAAGTCTCGGTGTACGTCATCTTGCCCCGGGAAACCGAGCAAAGCGGCTTAGTGCCACCCTCAGTCCACGTGTTCATCGCGTGAACCTTGCCGCCCCGGATGCTGACCACGTTGCCCATTTTCCCGCCCCTGTCGTCGTCGCTGCCTTACAGAAAGAACACTAGTGGTCGGCGGGCCTGATTGCAAGTCAGGCCCACCTACCAATTTTGGTACCTGCTCACTCCGCCGTAGCGGCAGCCTCGCAGTGCTTGCACACCTTGCGCCCCGACTTGCGAGCGTCGGCCAGCGCGTCAGCCAGGTCGGTGAAGCTGGCACCCGTGGCCAGGCGACCCCGCGTCAGCACCCCGCATGCATTCTGCGCGTAGTAGCTGACGTGGTCACCCTGGTCATTCCCGCCGCCAGTGCTGCGGGCCCCGATGCCGTCGATGTGGGTAGTGGTCCGGTTGTACTTGATCACGTAGCGGGTCTCAGTCGCCGCGCGGTACTCGGTCTCGCTGACTTCCTGGCCCTGGTGAATGAACGTGATCATGACCCCGGTCCCTTCCTCGTTGTGCTGACAGGAAGAACATTACCGGTAGGTGGCCCACTGTGCAAGCTGGACCACCTACCAATTTTGGTACCTGGGTCAGTACTGGTCGTCCGCCGGGTAGTGGCCAGGGCCAGCGCACAGGGACTCAGACAGGTGCCCCGAAACGACGAAACGCCCCCAGCCATCCCAAAATGGGACAACCAGGGGCGTTCAGTCATACGGCCGAGATGGCAGCGTGCAGGCCAGCGAGCGAGCCGCCGTTGTGAATGGTCACGTCTGCCGCGTAGTCGTCTAGCGCAGTCTCGCTTTCGTGCGTGTCGCCATACCCGCTGAGCGGTTCAGGCCGGACAATGCGGACCAGCCGGAAGCCACGCTGGCGCAGCATCTCAGCCTCATTGGGGTACCGGACATCCGTGATGATCACGGGGACGTTCCAGCGCTCGGCATTGTTCAACTTCTGGCGCATGGGGCGTAGCCAAAAGTCCTTATCGTATTCCCGTACCGTGTGACCCGTGCGCTGAAGGATTCGGCGAATCTCCGCGTAATGGTCCTTGGCATACTCCCAGCCCACGTCAGCAATTAGCCGAGAAAGGCGGGTGTAGATCCGGCCGTGCGAGTCAATGCCGGTCGGGATCAGCGGGTCAAGGGACAGCGCCATCTCTTTGAGTGGGTCAGCGAATGCCAGGCGGGTATACGCGCGGATATGCACAAGATGCAATGCGGCAGTGTCCTTGCCGGAACGCTTCTTACCGATAAGCCCGATGTTGTACACGTGGCCTCCCCAGATTTGGTGTTCCTGGGGAGGCTCTAGCGAGTCGGTTACTTACGCGCCGAAATAGGCCCGGATGAAAGTCAGGACTTCAGCGGACGGGAAGTCAGGCAGCGCGCGGGAAACGAGCGGGAGCGCCACGACTACGGCAGCCGCCACCTTGCGCCGGTGAGTCACTGCCCAGGCCACGCCGTTCTTGACCTTGGCCAGGAAGCCGTAGCGGGCGGATGCCTTCAGGCGGGACAGGATGCCTAGGCGCGGGGCCTCATGGTCAGCCATATGTTTTCCTTACGTTGGGTTACGGATTGGGTCTCGGCCGGCCCGGGGTGCACCCGTACGAAATGGGACACACCCGACAGCCGAAGGTGACACTTAGTGAAGGGCAGTGAAGACGGCTACGCCAGTAGACGCAACGGCACCCAGGGCAGCCAGCGGCACTGAGTACTTCCAGCGCTCGACGCTGCGGAGACGCGACTCATGGTCATCTAGCGTCCGGCTGACTTCCTGGTTGGACTGGACGAGTGATCGCACGTCATCGCGCAGGCCAACAATCTGGTCATAAATCTCGCGCGCGGAAATGGTCACTCCAAAGGGGTTCTCTTCAGACACGTTAACCCCCGTTACGAAACGACAGTGAAGCCGTAGCGCTTGCCCAGCTTGGCCAGCGACTCGCGGCCCGGAATGCCGTCAGCGTCCTTGCCCCGGTAACCCTGCCTTAGCTGCCAGTTCCGGTACGCGGTTAGGGTCGTGGTGCCGTAGCTGCCATCGCTGGCGTAGTGGGGTGCCAGCAGCTTGGCAGCGCGTAGGGCAGCCTCAACCACCTTGACCCCAGCGGCGTACGTCTGGTGACCCTGCGGGGCGTGCGGGTCGTTCCGGGCGGCAGCCACTAGGCGGGAAAGGTCAACCGCAGGCTTGGCCGGGGCGGCAGGCTTCACCGCAATGGGAGTCTTGCTGGCCCAAGCCTTCAGCGCTGCACGGCTGGCCCAGACAGAGTACGACGTGTCAACAGGCTTGTCCGCGTACTGGTGGAACATCCAACGGGCATTGATGCCAGGCTGGCCAGGCTTGCCGTTGTAAACCGCAATCCACAGCGCGTCACCGTAGAAACCCGACTTGTCTCGGCCAGTCCAATAGGCCGTGTTGCAGTACAGGCCAACGCGATGCGATGCGCCCCGTAGCCGCTGAACTTCCTTGATGAACGCGTCCTTTTCAGCGCTGGTCGCGTCCGACTCCCAGTCACACCACAGCACATCACCCGCGATGCTCGCCGACTGCCTGACGAAATAGGCAGCCTGGGCAGCGATGTTGCCAGCGTGCAGGAAGTGATAGAACCCAACGACTACGCCCTTTGCGCGCGCTGCCTTGACCTGAGCGGCCATGCGCGGATTGGTGTAGCTGGTGCCTTCAGTGGCCTTGATGAAGCAGAAGTCAAACCCAGTCAGGTTCGGCGTGTCCGGCTGAAACGAACTGACGTCAATGCCCTTGATACCCAAGGTAGTTCCTCTCTGAAAAGGCAGGGGGCCGCCCGCGCGATGCGAGCGACCCACCTACCAAATTTGGTATGTGACTTAGGCGAGTCGGCGAACCTCCATGAAGGACCCCTGGGCCAGCCGGACCGTAGCCGTGCCGGAAGTTGCCTGAGCCCACTGAAGGCTCACGTTCCCGGCGGTCGTCCCCATGAAGACAATCCCCTCTTCGATGGACACAACCTGGTTGCTGGGGTCATCGCGGTTTCCGTAGATGACGGCCGTAGACGTGGCGCCATGCACACCGAATCGACCCTGTCCGCCAGATGACGTACTCGACAGGATTACGCCCTGGTCGGGGCCAATGGCCGAACGGGTGCACGTAGCTCCCGTAGGTAGGCCCCACTGGCAACGGAACCTCGTGGCGTTGTTCGCTGCGGTGTGCAGGAACATGCGCACGTAATACACCCCGTTGGCAGCCAGGGGCGCAATCAGATCCGGATCGTCTGCCAGTGTGGTGGTCGACGCGCGGTCCGTGTGGCCAGGCTTGTAGATCATGACGGGCAACATGGAATTGAGCAGCGCAGCAGTCACCCGGACACCGGGATTGATGGCAGGGTAAGTCAAGGGGAAACCTTCCTAAAGAGCGATGATCGGAGTGTCAGCCAGCGTAACGGCCGTGCCGGAAGTCTGGGCCTTGACCACGCCATTCACGCTGCGGGTAACCGTCAAGGTCTGCGGACTGGTCGCGTACGTGCTCACAGGGGTGAGCTTGACCAGGTCACCGTAGAGCTTTAGCCCAGTGCCAGGCGTGCCGGAACAGGTGAAGAAAACACCCGCCTTGGCGGCAGTAGCGGGGGCGGTAAAGGTGGCGTCGTAGAACTGCCAGGCACCGACCGTTGGAACGGCCCCGTTGGTCGACGTCGAAATGTAAGTGCCAGTACTGGTGTACCAGTTGACGCTTACGGCAGCACCCAGCGGAAGGGCCTGGAAGGCAAACAGCCAGCCGCTTGCCCGGTACTGCTGTCCCACCGTTACAGCCACGCTGGTGGCCTCGACGCGCGGTCCGGCCAGAGTGCCCGTGGTGAGCAAGGCCGAGCCGTTGCCTGACTTAGCCTGCGCGGAGGACCAGGCCACGGACGCACCACTAAGCCCGGACCACCCAGTCACGTTCGCCGCAAAGTCGGAGTTGCCGTTAAGGATGGTTCCGACGGCTTGCACGGTCATGCGCTCCCCACCTACCGAGATATCCCAGGGAAGCTGGGCGGGGTCGGCAGACCATAGCGGGCCGCTGACACTGGCCGTGGTGGTAGTCGTCCCCATGGCCGTAGCCAGGGTGGCACCCTCAGCGTCCGCCGTCAGATTGGCGTCAAGGGTGGCGACTTCCCATGGGTCGGCAGGGATGCAGTTGAAATCAATCTGCCACGTGTACATGTCCAGCGTCTCAGACCAACCCATGACGATTAGGTCCACGTCATTGTTACTGACCCACTGGGGCAGGTTGGTTAGCCGGATCTTGTCACCCTCGCGCAGGCCAATGGTGTCCGGGATCAGCACGTCAGCGCCAGGCTTGTGGAGCAGCAGCGAGACAACCGGATACCGCGCGCCATCAAACGTGCTCAGGTGCAATCGCCAGTTGGCCACAGGCTCAGGCTGGCTGTCGTCAGCGAGTGACACGGTGTATGACGTGTCGTACTTACCAATACCGACCGGCGGGTCAGCGATGGACATGGGGCCGGATGCCAGGAACGCCCGGAAGGATGAGCCACCATCTCGCTGCACCGTGATGTCATTGAAAATGTTCGTATCGTCGTCTACCGGCTGAAGGTCCGGGCCTAGGCCAGGGTCGGTGTAGGACAGCGTTAGGGCGGGGGCCTGGCTGTACATGCTCGACCGATCGCGGTAGCGCAGGCCCAAGCGCGCGGACGTCTCAGTCAACAGACCGCCGTCAGTGTCGGCAGCAGCCTCGACCAGGGTTAGTAGCGCGTCGGGCCGCTGGAAGCCAACGGCAAGGGGAAGCAGGCTTCCCGGAATACGCTCAAGACTGAAGTCCTCTTCCGTGGCCAGGCGCAGCATGCGCGCATAAGCGCCGTCCCCGTTGTACGCGTTGTCAGAACCGGTAAGGAAACTCTGGTTCAGCGTCGGTAGTACGTAGAGGTGACCGAAACCCCAGCCATCGTTTAGCGCCGTCCACGCGCAATACACACGGTTGACGTACCCGACCGTCCCAGTACCCGACACGGCAAAGCCGCCAGCGTCTCCGCCTACGTCCTGCCAGTTGATTCCGACGGTATACGTGCCATCAGAGTTGTTGGCCCCGTGGAACTGGACGCGAACCCACCCGTTGAAGATATCGTCACCGATACCAATGGGCTGGTTGACCACCTGCACACCGTTATCGTCGTAGCCGTAGATGTGAGCCACGGTTGACTTAGCGGTGAAGTCCCATCGCACTACGCTGCCCGTGGTGAACACGCTGCCTATCGGGGCTTCATTGCCTGCCGACGGGGGCACCTTGCCGAACGCGTTGTAGACGTACTCGACTTGCCATTGCCCGGTAGTCGAGACACCAGGGACGTGCGCATCAAGGACACTCAGCGGGTGCAGGGTGGGAAGCGGGAGGCTCGACGGTAGGGAATCCTGAGAGGCCCAGTCCACGTTAGTGAGCAGCGCGGGCCGGACACCCGGGATAGGCGAGTAGGCAACGGTCGCATCCTGGGATTCCTCGCATGGCCAATAGGCCAGCGGCGTACCGGACGGAATGCGGCGGCGCAGCGTCGAGTCAAGCGGCTTGTTTCCCTGGCCCATCCGGCGGAGTAGACCTGAAGCCGTTACGGACGTCCACACGTCAGCGTCGTCAGCGGACCAGGCCAGTGGCCAACGGCTGATCTCGCCGACGAACCTGTCTTCCCGGTTGCGTATCTCAGCGTTGCCCTTCAGCGTCCACACGTTGCCCTGTGCGTCCGTTGTAGACGTTGCCTGGTCTCCCAGTGCCCGGAAGTCTGGAGAGGCCACCACAGGGCCGCTGATGCCGTTCCGTACCTCTGCCCGGTAGCAGCGACCGACCAGCGGGTGACGTGACCGTGCACCAGGCTGACCGTGCCGGAAGTCGGTTAGGCCAATCGACAGGGCGGCGGTGCTGTTCTTTACCGTGTTATGCGCGGTCCCGATATTTACGACTGTCGATCCGCCGTCGAATGCGGTATACGGGCCGGCAAAAACGGTGGCGTAGTAAAAGGTGAATGTAGCCGTCTGCGCCGTGGTGTCGATATGGACGGTTGCCCGCAGCGCCGCGCGAGTCGGCAGGATAGGAAGATCCCGCTGCATAAACGCGGTTGAAGTCGCCTGGGCCCCAGTAGTCGAATACTGGAAGAACATGGTTCCCTGGGAGATATTCAGCAGCCAGGAACACTGGTCGCTGGCGTCATCCCACTTCCCTATGAGTACCTGGTTTTCCTGCCCGTACCAGTTGGCCTCCCCCTCCCAGCGGATATCCAGGTCGCCGGTCAGGTCAAGCGCAGCCTTGTCCGGCGTAGAGCAGACGTTGCCGTCCTGGCCATCAAGCTGAAGGTAGGAATCTCCCGTACCCGGCAGGCTCAGCCGGACAGGGGTGTTGCGATTGGTGAGCCCGTAGAGCGGACTCATGGCGTTCCGGGGCGAGTACTTCCCATCCTTGTTGTTCAGCGTGAATGTCAGCGTGGAAGGGTCAGCGGTAGTCCCCTGATCCCTGACACCGCGCGTGATCTGCTTAGTATCGCGGAGGTAGACGTCAGACGACACGTCCACCCAAGCGCCACCTAGATTCAGCTCCGTACGGATGTCTAGCGGAAAGGTGATGGCCACCGCTGACCCTTTCTGTTATCGGCCAAAGGCCGTCTGAACATTGCCTCGACCATCGTTCTTGACGATGCGCCGAATGAGCCGCTTCATGTCCTCGTCAGCGCCGGTCACATCAAAGGTGATGGACTGCGCGTTTCGCATGGAAGCGCTGAAGACACCGCGCGGCGAGATATCCGCAGCCATTCCGGGAAGGTCGCCGGTTAGTCCCTGTAGTTGCTTGCGCAGTAGCGGAGTCTGACGCTTGATGCCCTCCTGAAAACCGCCAATGACCATGCGGCCAGCGGGAGTCAGGATCTTGCGGTCAAGGGGCGCGGGGCCCTTCCAGCTAGTCAGCTTGCTAGTCAGGCCACCAAGGGTGGACTTGACGTCACCAAACTGGGACTTGATGCCGTTGATGAATCCACGGATCAGCGACTCGCCCGCACGCTTCAGCACCCCGCCCAGGTCGCCCAGTCCGGAGACAGCGCGACCAGGTAGGGCCTTCAGCCAGCCAAGCGCACTGTTAACGCCGTTCTTGCTAGCAGTGATCAGCTTTCCGCCAGCCTCGCTGGCAACGGACCACAGCTTTGAAGCCAGCGGCTTAGCGGCCGTCCAGACCTGTCCGGGTAGCTTGGTGAATAGGCTCAGCAACCACTTGACCATGGCCCCGGCTGCCTGCTTTGCGTACCCAAACGCACCGCTGAAGTCTCCTCGTAGCAAGGCCGCAATAGCCTTGATCGCAGGGACAAGAACGGAATTGATGTACTTAGCCAGGTAGTTAGCCAGGATGGTGGCCAGCTTCGCCACTAGGTCAATGATCGGGATGAGGATGGGAACCAGCGCTGCAATGACTTCCGCCAGCGCGTTGAACAGAGGAACAAGCGCTAGCAGGATCGGAGTCAGCGCGGGAAGCAGCGCCACAATCAGCATGGAAAGCGGCGGCAGTAGCGGTAGGACCGCTTGCACCAGCGCCAGGACAGCCGAGATGAGTGCGTTTAGCACCGGTCCCAGGGCAGCAATGATGGGCATTAGGGCCGCACCAAGCTGAGTGATCACGGGGCCGAGCGCCGTCAGTAGCCGGGCCAGGATCGGCCCCGCAATCTTCAACATCTGCCCCATGAGCTTGCCCAGGGTGGGAGCAAGCGCAGCGATCACGGACCCCAGCGCATCGAACACGGGGGCAGCCGCGCCAATGCCAGCGGATAGGCCCTGTAGCAGGCCACCCAGGGACTTGCCCAGCGTGGCGAACAGTCGACCCAGGGCCTTGACTAGCGGGCCCGCAGACTTCATCACAGGGACCAGGCCCGAGACCAGGCCCTTGACCAGACCACCAATCCCCTGCACCAGCGGCGCAATCATCGGGGCGGCAGCCTTGAATAGCTGGCCGAGCTGGGGACCGATCTGGTCGAATATCTTGGATAGCTGCCCGGCTGCCTGCTCCATAGGCTTGATGAGCGGCGCAGTCAGGTTGGTCAGGCTCTTACTGACGTGGTCCTTCAGCTTGGTGAAGGAAGCCTGCACACCCTTGTTCTCAGACGCAATCTTGGCACCCAGACCAACCACGGCCAGCGGCACGGCGGCGAGTGCACCGGCAGCGCCAATGGCTCCGATGCTGAGCACCCCGAATGTCTTGCCCAGGCCACCCGCGACCTTCAGCCCTGTACTGCCCAGCGCGGATAGGCCCGTGCGCAGCCGGGATACGTTGTTGCGGGCAAGGCCGTCAAAGACCTGGCCGATTCCCCGGAACGCGCTGCCTATTCGCTGAGCGTTCGTCATGTTCGCGTGGGCGGACGACACGATACGGCCGTCAAGCGCACGCATGTGGCCAAAGACGTCTTCCTGTGCCGTACCGGCCTCGACGCCAATGGATCGGATTGCACCACCAGCGGCAGCAGCACCGGCCCGAATACGGTCAGTGTCAATACCCAGTGCAACTGTCAGTGATGCCAGCGTGGCCACAGGCACCCCCTCTCTGAATCAGCTACCAAAATTGGTAGGTGCCTCTTGGTAGTCACCGCCCAAAGCGGTATTCACCTTCATGACCTGCTGCCAAAGGTCCCTAGCGGATCGCTTGCGGCGGAACCACACGGGCATGAAGTCGGCAGCCTTGGCACGAGTCTTGGTGCCACTGGCGTTATGCACGGTTGCAGCAACGATGCTCGCCGCAATCTCGGTGCGTAGGCGCAGGTCCAGCGGGCCGGTCACCCTTTCGTATGCCTGCCATTCGGTCAGCTCACGTGACGTAGTGCGCGCGAGTAGTTCCCGAACGGGCATGCCAAGGTGACCGGCCAGCCTGAAGTAGAACTGACGCTCAGGGCGGTCGGTTAGTTTCCCGTCAGTTCCTCGACGTCCGACTCAGTCAGGCCAGAGAGGCGAGATGCAACGTCCACCACGCGGGAAAGGGCCTGAGCGCTCTTATCGCCAAGACGCTTGATGGCAGCACCCTGGAACAGTCGCTTGCCGTTCTCGTCAACGATGCACGCGCCAGCAAGGCGGGCCCGGTACATCTCTAGGGCCTTGTCCTTGTCAACCGCAGTCATTTCCTTGTTCAGCATGGCGGCTTCAAACCGGTCCCTGTCGGTACCGCTCATGCCCTGCACAAGGACCGTACCGCCCCACTCAGGGACGTCGACAGCCTCGCGCGGTAGGTCGTCAGCGTTGAGAATGTCGTCAGCGGAAAGGTACATGGGTGATTAGCTCCCTGCGGTAACGGTCGGCTTGCCCGACACCTTGAACTTCAGTTCTGCCGAGAGCTTGTCATCACTCGGCGCTTCCTGGCTGAACTCGGTAAGGATCAGCTTCAGATCCCATTCGCCGAGTGCCTGCGGAAAGACCATCTTGTAGTTGCGCGGGGCCGTGTCCTCAAAGTCGGCGACCAGGACGTCATGCACGGTGGGGTCATAGTTCACCGAAATGGTTACCTCGCCCGCGTCCTTCAGGCCCCCGATGAACTCACGCCACCCGTTCGCCGAGTCGTGCGCGGTTACGTCGTAGGTGTCCCGCTTGATCTCAGGGCCCTTCAGGTCATACACGCTGCCGATAGCCGTGAATGCCTCAGTGCCCGCAGCGCCGTCACCACGCTTTAGCGCGATTCCGAAACCGTCAATACCAGCCATGCTGTTAGTCCTTTCTCATGCTGACCCTGTACGACGCATTCAAGTGGCGGATGCGCGGGTCAGGGTCGGGAACGGTCTGGTGCTGGGTGTGCTTGATGTACACCTGATCGAACCCAGCGACACTCAGCGGCGCGCGATCAAGGGCAGCGTCTACCGCAGCGAACAAGTCGAATAGCTCACTGGGCCCCGGGGCCATTGCCCAGACGTGAATTACCACCGTGGCGCTGAGTCCCTGTGCGTCATGGGTGTCATCCGGGAATTCCGTGATGCTGCCAATCTGGACGTACGGGAACGGCGCAGGCTCCGGTATCTGGTCATAGACCTGGCCAGGAAGGGCGGCGATCAGCTTGCCATAGATGGCCGTCTGAAGCGGCCGCATAGAGGTAGCCACGTCACCACCTATCCAGGAATCGGCGGGCGTTGCGCTGAAGCTCTCGCTCGCCGGTACGTGCGTGAATCTGAGTGGCTGGGCCAAGGAACGGCTGGTCTTCCATCTTGCTCGTTCCTTTCTCGACGTAGTACGCGTAGTCACGTGTCTTGCCTGGCTTGATCTGCACCCAGGCTTTCCCGGACCGCTCGTTCACGTTGGTTTCGATGCTCTCCCTCAGCGCGCCGGTACGGACTGGGGCCAGTTCCTTGGCAGTCTTGGCCAAGTCCTCTGCCCATTGGTTCAGCGCAACGATGCGCAGTTCGTCTATCCGCCGGGGAAGCAGCCTGATACGGGCCAGGGCGGTGCGCAGTCCGCGCAGAGTCTCGGCCATCAGTTACCAGGCTCGCGGAACAGACAGTCAGCGCGGAGGTAGGTCCCCGGCACGCTGGGCTGAAGCGTCTTCAGAACCAGGTAGACGTCAGTGCCTAGCCGTAGCTGGTCACCTCGACGGACGCCAGCGGTCGGCAGGAGGTAAACCAGGTGCGTCCGGCTGTCGCCAGCCTGACCCGCTAGAACCTGCTCTGTGACGCTCGGCTGACTGAATCGGGCCCGGACCACACCGACCGATCCCCAGGCCGTTACATAGCCACCCATGCCATCTGGCTGGCGTGTCTCGCGGTAGACCTCAGCGCTGGCATTCAGCAGATGCGCTAGCCGACTCACCGAGACTTCACCACCGTGGACGGGCCAGCACCAAAGCGGGCAGCCAGCCGATTGCGCTGGAAGTCGGACAGGGCGAGCATGCCGGTTTCAAGGTTGCCGTACTTGGCCTGGTAGTCCCCGATGCGTTCCAGGTCGACCACCCGCGCGAACGGGTCGCCACCACGTAGTGCTACTAGGGCCTGGCCGACCAGACGGCAGACCAGGTCAACAATGTCAGCGGGCACGGCGGGTAGGCCATGCGTATAGGTGACGCTGACCTCCGAAGGCTGGTCAGTCGACCGCCAGCCGTACGACGTCCAGTTCATCGCGCGCCAGCCCAGCTCACGCCACAGCGCGCCGCTAGCCAGCTTCCAGTCAGTCACAGGGTTGCCGTCGATGGTGACGTCAGACACGGACTGGACGAGCTGCCCAGGCAGCCTGAGCCGCGTGTCATGGTCACCCTCTAGCGTGATGGTACTGGTGGCCTGGGTGATGGTAGACCCCGCAGCCTCGCGCACCAGGGCGGAAGCCACGTCAAAGTAGGTGGTTACAGCGACAGTCTCAGCAGACTCGACAGTGACGCCACGCGCAGTCAGGTCGGCGATAGTCGCCAGAGGGTCAAGCGCCATGGGTCACCAGTCCTTACTTGACGTTGCCGTTCTTGATGGTGTCCAGCACCCAGGCCCGTGCGTCATCGCTGGTCGCAAACCCGGACGCTACCGTCACGGTCGCTCCGCTCAGGAGGTCGGCCGCCACGTAGAACACTCCGCTGGCGCTAGCCACACGGAACTGCCAAGCCTGAGTCAGGCTCAGGAAGGAATCTTGGCCTACCGGCGCTAGGTCTAGCCAAAGGTCACTCTTCACAGGTTCAAATCCTTACTTGGCGGCGGCAGCGACAGGCTTACGCGCGGCAGGCTTGGCAACGTCTACGGCGTCCAGATCGTCTCGCTTCAGCAGTAGGCGGAGGTAGGCAAGCTGCTCACCCTCAGGGTCTAGCCGGAAACCCACGCGGGCACCCGTCTTGTTCGTGACGATCACATCAACCAGGTCAGCCATGGGAACTCCAAGGGGTTGGGGAAGATAGGGCGGGGCGGGGGCCACGTACCAAGATTGGTAGGTGACCCCCACTCACTTAGCCAGATTAGGCAGGCAGGCCCGTAGTGACGTCGCAGTCCATGACAGCCAGGGCCTCAGGACGCGCGACCTTGGCACCGTAAAGGTGAAGGCCCTTGATCGCGTCGGCGAAGCTGTTCTGCGGGCGGTACGCCTCCACCTTGTTGATCTGCTCCGCGTAGGTGGTGGCGATCTGGTGACCGGCAACCACAAAGTTGGAGACAGCGCCGCCGGTACCGGCAGTACCCTGCGGGAGGTTTAGCGACACCATCACGCTGAAACCGAGGATTGCACCAACCTCACCATTACGGATGGGGTCAGTGGAACCGTACTGGTTCGCGTAGATGAAGCGCGTGTCCTGAAGGATCAGCGAGTAGAACTCAGGCGACACGATGGCGTACCGGCCAGCGGTAGGAACCTTGGCCTTATCTAGCTTCAGCTTCAGCGCCAGTAGGATCTTGTACGCAGCATCGGAAGTCGCAGCCGCACCCGGGGTCAGGACATTGCCCGCAGCCGTGGTCATCGCGGACGCCAGGAAGTTGTCAACGACCTCCGCCAGGCCGTAGGCCGAATCCTCCGCAGCGCGGTTAAGGAGCTGGCCACCGTCCCGCACCTGACGCGCGTCGACGTCATCGACCTCGAACGCGAAATACTTGCTCTGGTCGATCACCAGGGTGTCGTCCGTGGTGACAAGAGTCTGGGGCGCGATCGTGGTGCTGTTCTTGGTGTACGTGCCGATAGTCGGGCGCACTAGGTGCCCAATGTGCACAGTGTCACCGTACTGCGCGATATCGCCCTCATAGTCGCGGTTGATGATGCCGGGCTGGCCAAAGACCAGGTTCTCCCGTAGCGCAACTAGTAGGTCTGCCGACCAGACCTCAGGAATGAAAGTGTCAACGGCCATTTGCCGAACCTCTCTGGGTTAGGGATAGTTACTTGATGCCGAGCAGGTTGTTCAGGCGGCCCTCAGTCTTGGCCTTGCGAATGGCCTCAGGACTCATGCCCTTTAGCTGGTCGCGGGTGAGCTGAGGAATAGCTGCCTTGCGCGCTGCTCCGCCATCGCCAGTTCCCTGAAACCGTGGCCGGGCCGTTGCGGCTAGGTGTGGCTTCCGGGTTAGTAGTTCCTCGATCGCGTCGGAGATCTCACCCGCGTCTACGTCACCGTTCTCGTCTACCTCGAACTGGGCAGCGTCGATGAACGCGAGAGCATCAGCGGGGTCGGCGAACTTGCCAGCGGCAGCAGCCTTGATCTCAGACCTGAGGATTCGCGCGTTGGCCTTCAGGGTGGCCTCTCGCGCCGCCTCTCGCCGGATAGAATCCGGGTCAGGGGTCTCTGTGTCACCGGACGGCTTTGGGGCCTCCAGCGAAGCGATACGGGACTCTAGGTCTCGCCGCTTGTCCCTCTCCTCACGCCACTTGCTCTTCATGGAGTCAAGGGCCTTCTTACCGGCATCCCCCAGGGCCTCAGTGCCTGCGGGGTCCGACTCGTCGCCAGCCTCACCCGCAGGCTCAGTGCTGGCAGTCTCGTCGGTCACGGCCTCAGCGGTCTCGTCCGGGGTCGACTCGTTTTCGGGCATGCTTGAACCTCCATGCGCATTGCGCGCGTATCAGGTACCAAAATTGGTAGGTGCCGGGTGCGCCGTGCGCGCTGCCTCAGCGGAGATAGCCGTTTTTGTAGAGCAGGCGGATTGCCTGTGCTCGGTCACCGTCGGCTAGTCGGTAGATCTCTTCTGGCATTAGCCTGGGCGGGCGCTTAGGCTTGTGCTTGCTGCCCGTACCAACGTGGGTTACTTGGACCTTCCGACCGAACATCTCTACTGTGTCCATCGCCTTGCGCGCGTTCACGATGCTGTAGATGTTGGCGCCATCATCAATGGCCTTAGTGCCAGCCTCGCCGAACACCTTGCGGCGCTGGTCGGCAGACATGCGGTCGAACATGTCCCTGGCGTCCAGGATGAAAGCGGCCTTCCCGTGCGTCACCGGTTCCATGGTGCAATCGCAGTTGGGATGGCGCTGGAAGCCCGTTGAGACGCTGTACTCACGGCCAGCCAGGATGATGCAGCGGGCACACGCGGGAAGCTCCACCACGCGCACATAGCTGGTCACCTTGGTATTGCCGACCATGGCGGCTTGATCTGCCTGCCTGCCCGTGTCGGCAATCGTGGTGCGAACCACCATGTTGATGAATGAGCCTGCACGGGCCATTGCGGTCCGGGCGGAGTCTCCCTCATCTCGTCGCCACAGGGCGGTAGGGATTGCGCGGGCAAGCACACCCATCAGGTTCCGCCCGTCCGGGGTGGCCCTGGCAAACTGCTCAGCGTCGATCTCAGCGTCAAGTGCGCCGATCATGTCGCGCATGAAGTCGTTCGTCATGTCCGCTGACTTGGTCTGCCCAGCTTGGACCATTGCGGTTACCTTGGGCAGCAATCGACCCCAGTTCTCAGCAACAGAACTGGGGTCGACCTTGGACCACTCAGCGAGTACGGCGCGGGCGGTAGCGTCAGCCAGCCGTTCCCGTTCCTTCTGGTGTAGGCGGGCCCTCAGGCTCCATACCATCGTTACCGCCGTTAGGGTCGACTGACTGGTCAGGGTTGTGCGTCATGATCTGGGACAGCGCCGCCATGGGGTCAGCCTGCATTTCGCGTTCCTTCATCTCCAGCAGGTCGGCGACCTCAGTAGGCGTCAGGCCGTACCGGCTGGCCAGGAACTCGAACGGGAACCCGATCCCCTTCAGCTTCAGCAGCGCGTCAGCGAGCTGGGCATTCGAGCGAGACTCAGCGTCCGCCCAAAGGACCGAACCACCCTGCACCGCCTTGGCCTTAGCGTCGTTGCCCTGGGCCAGCGCGATCAATCCGAAAACCTCGCGGATGGCCTGGCCAAACCAAAGCTGCTTTTCCTCGACCCGCTTGATTAGGCCGGTCTCAGCAGCGATCAGCGCGTCACCAGAAAGGTTCGCCATCTTGCCGATTAGGTAGTGAGCAGGCGTACGGGTCTGGGCCGCTATGTGGCCGACCGCAGTCTCAATCACGCTTGTGTAGGCGTCGAGATTTGCAGCGGACCATTCCGCCGTCTTGACGTCATCTCCGCTGAAGAACTGCACACGGTCAACGGCAAACTTTTCCATGTCTACCGGACGTTCACCGACGATCTGCCCCGTAGCATCCAGCACAGGGACGACCGGCCGTTCGGCACCCAGGACAATCCGGGTGGGGAACGATGCGTAGTCACTCGCGGTGAAGAGCTGGGCCCAAAGCAGGTTCACGGCATTCTGCATTGCGACCACACCCGTGATGTCCGGGATTGGGTCGCTGACCAGCATTGGCTTGTTGGGAAGCTCGACCATGGGGACACACCCCATGGGATTAACCTGCGGGTTGGGCTCAGTGCCCATCTCGCGCGGGGTCCAAGCGTCCATCTCATCATCTGCCTGAAGCATGACGAGAGACTTCTTAGGGGTCGACAGGTGCGCCCGCTGGAACTTCCAGACCTCATCCGGCAGGTACAGCGTGGCGTAGTCGTACCCGCCATCCTCCCAGCGCTTCAGGGCCGCACGGCGCTTCCGGCGGGAACCAGGCTCATAGACCACGATGCACTGAGAGGCATCCTCGAATGTGACTTCCGGGGTCTCTGGGTCGTCCGGGTTACCCCACACCAGGACGAACGACCGGCCGGAATTCACCGCGCCGAGAAAGCCAAGCTGACTGTCAGCGTCAAGGGCGTTCATCTGCCAGACGCGCCACGATTCCTTATCAGCCTCGGTCATTCCCGCTGGCTTGATGCCATTCACGGTCAGTCGCTCGACGGGAGCGTCAGAGACCACCTGAACCCAGTTGTCAGAAAAGTCCTTGTATCGCTCAGCGTGGTACTTGCGGAACTGGTCGGACGCGTAAGAGAGAGGCTGGCGACCCCGGTAGTACGCCTCATTGCGGTCGATTTCCCAGCGCCGATTGCGTAGTTCCGTTTCCAGAATGGCAACCAGGTTTAGGGCCTGATCCTGGGTGGCCAAGATGCCCCCTCCCTCACGTTCCGTAGTAGTAAGACTTGCGCTTAGGTGAAGCCATGCCAGCGGCTATAGCATCCGAAGCGGCTTCATGTGCCAGGATGCTGGTTACCGCAGCGTCGATTTTCTGGTCAGCGGCAGACTTGGCCAGCACGTACCGGCCCTGGGGCCTTGCGGCTGCGCGGGCGTTCCGAATGTGACCGGACGTAATCGGGCACCCGTCATGGGTGAACCGAGTGTCAGCCTTGCTGATATCCGTCTTCAGTCGCTCCGCAGCAGTGTGCATCTGAACCACGCGGCGGGTGTACCAGCGGATAACGATGCGGTCCCCGTACTTGGCTGCCCACTCGTCTACCTCTGAGTCCCAATACGGTGGGTCAGCGTAAATGAGCTTGACGTCATACCGGCGCACCAGTTCATCAAGGGCGGCGGATACGTCAAGCCGGGGAACCTGTCCGCCGAAATCGGCAGGATTCCAGATGGTAGGCAGCCGGTTAGGGCCGTAGGTCGGGGTGAACTGGAAGCCGTCCAGTGTCTCAGCGCGGAATGCCGTCCAGTCGTCCACGTCAGATCCGTCGAAACCCAAAACAATCGGGGTGCGGGGCTTGACATTTTGCCGGCCGTCTGCTCTGGCCTCCCACAAATTGTGCTCGACCCAGGCACCAGCGCCCGCAACGATGCGGTTTCCGAAGAATCGCTCAGCCTGCGCGGGGTCCGTTTCGGCTAGCTCGCTGGCCTCAGCCTCGATCGCGTCAAGGTCGATATGCGGGCAGTCACCATAGACAGCCTTGTGAATCTTCCGCCGTTCCTGCTTGTTCCTGTACGACAGGTTTAGCGGGGCCTGCGGGAAGTAGCGGTAAACGTCCTCTGCCTTGCTCTCGTGGGTCCGCTTCGCTGTCGATTCCTCGGAAGGGTCGTAAGCGTTCGTCGTCTCCATGGAACGGCCGGACATACCAGCGAGACCACGGCGCATAGTCTCGGCCACTTTGATCATCTTGTTCGTGGCCGTATACGTGCCGGTCTCGTCCTGGATTGCAAAGGTGATGGGGTTACCTAGGCGGGACTGCGCTGAAGACGTGACAGCGTCAATGCGGCCTTCATCGCCGACCCTGACGAAACCCTCTCGGACGCTCATGAGCGCACCAAGGGAACCATGCTTGATCATGGCAGTCAGCGGGCGGTAGACGTTGGCGACCTGGTCCTCAGACGTGGCCAGTAGCTGAATCAGCGGGGTGGGCTGAGGTACACCCATAGGCTCGCCCGGGGCGTACGCATAGGACCAGCCGCAGGGGCAGCCATGGGTACGGCACCGGTAACGCTCCCCGCCCTCAGCGAAGCCATCAAAGACCGTAGGTCCGGCAGCCTCACCCAGAACGATGGCAGCCGCAAACGGGCCCTTACCGCTCTTCTGACTCATGATGACCTGCGCGCGCCGGTAGACGAACGCAGTAGAGAGCTGGCCTACCTCAGCGTCCGGGCGGACCGCGTACAGGTTCGCAGCGACCTTCATTTGCCAGGGCAGCAGATTGAAACGCTTACCCTGGCTGAAGCCATCAGGAACAACCGCGTGACGCTCGATCCAACGCAACGTGACCCGCATGATGAGCGGATCACCCATTGCCGACCACCAGCCGTAGCCGATCCTCGAACGAGTCTTCCTCGGTCTCAGTCGGGGCCTGGTCATCGTCGTCAGCGTCGACAGCGCCAATGGTCCAACGGTTCCGTTGCATCCCGCTGACGCTCAGGCCCAGGGACTCGGCGAACTGTTTGACCTGGCCCCAGACGATTGCGCTACTGCGGGGAGACTCAGCGCGAACCAGCAGACGAACGTAGCTGGCTACCTCGAATTCCTGGTGAAGCTGATCCCACATGACTGCCTGGGGAGTCTCCCAGAGCCGTTCCCAAAGCTGCATCTCGCGCGGACTCGGCGAGGCAAGGGGGAAGGCTGGTTCAGCGTCCTGACGACCCTCGCGCGGGAGTGTGACCCACCCGTTGGAGTCGGGGGCCTTAGCCTTGTGGCTGCGCTCAGTCGACGTTGGGGCCGGACCTGAGCGGGCGCGTGCGCCTCCCTTTGCCATGGGGTCACCTCCCAAAATTGGTATGTGGTGTTGCGTAGTCAGCGGGCAGTGTGCTTGTCTGGTGGTCCACACAGAACCAAGGGAGCGCACCGTGCCTGAGCCGCTGAAGGTTTCCGTCACCCTCACCATCACCCTCGCCAACCCGGATGACTGGACGATCGCGTTCGGTGCGAAGGGTCGCGCCGCAATCCGTGATGACGTCAAGTCGTACGTGGGCAACCTGATCCCGGAAAGTGGGGTGTTCGGTAACGGTGAAGTTGAAGCGTCAGTCGACTGGCGCTGACCGGCGGGAGGGTGGGGCCCTGGCCTGGTTGGCTGGGGCCCTTCACTTTAGGTGATGTGACTTGGGTCTCAACCGGGTGTCTGAACCGGGCGCACCTGGCAGACACCTCCCCCGCGTTCAATGTCCCCAACCGGGCAAGGGGTGCACCCCCACCCATACAGACCGAAACGGACATCACGGATGCTCACCCTAGGTCAGCTTGACAGCGAGGGAACCATATGATTCATCCTCGGTCGTTCCAGCCACCAGGCTGGTTCCGTGCAGTCTCGCGCGCGTGATGCGACTTGGTCATGGCCCGTAGGTTGGTCCAGTCGTAGCCTCTCGGCCCCAGTGGACCAAGGCCGTCGATGTGGTCAACCTCTGTAGCACGTGGCTTCAGCGGGACTGGCAGCGTACCGCACTGGGTGCATTCACAGTACGGGTGCTGCGCTAGGAATCTGGCCCGTGTGCGCTGCCACTGTGAGCCGTAGCCCTTACGTGCAGTGCGCGTACGCATAGCAGCAGCCTTGGCCCTGCACTCAGCGCACCGCCCAGAGGGGTACACCAGCACAGGGCAGCCAGGGGTAGAACAGACGCTACGCGCTGGCATAGGGCCTCCACATACCGAAGTTGGTAGGTGGTGCCTCCGTCAGAAACGGCCACCAGTCAGGAAGTGCACAGACAACCAGGCCATGAAAGCCAGCAGCGTGAAACGGCGTGTGCGGACCCAGCCGGAAGGCTTGGCCGTACTACCCGCGCCCGTACCGAACCAGGCCCATACGTGCTCGCTCAGCGTGTCGCCGGGCGTCTTGTTGAAAAGGGCTTTGCCCTCGATAACGCCAAATGCGCCTAGCCATGCCAGCCAGGCAATTGTGTATCCGCTCATTGCTCCCCATCCTGGGTTCGAACCAAGGTCCCATGATCCAGAGTCATGTGTCTTGCCTATTAGACGAATGGGGAACGGCAGGCCCACCAGGATTCGAACCTGGGACACCCGGGTTTGGAAGCCGGTGCTCTGACCAGACTGAGCTATGGGCCTTTGTGTCCGCTGAGAGGGAGTCGAACCCCCATGCCTTCCGGCAGCAGGTTCTAAGCCTGCCGTGTCTACCATTTCACCATCAGCGGAAGCTGTCAGCGGTACCGGGAACTCCGGTAGACGGAGTGCATGCCTCCGTTGTCCCGCGCTTTCGGGGATCGCCGCTGACTCCGTTGACCCCCCTGGATTTGAACCAGGGACCTCCGCCTTATCAGGGCGGCGCTCTAACCTGACTGAGCTAGGGGCCAGTGATTAGGGCTGGACTCGAACCAGCGACCAAGGGATTAAGAGTCCCACGCTCTACCAACTGAGCTACCTAACCAAAGCTGGCACGGTAGGACTCGAACCTACGACATCCGGGTTAACGGCCCGGCGCTCTACCAACTGAGCTACGTGTCACCGAAATTTAGGGTTACTCGCCGCCCTCTGTAACCAGGAACCACCCTGGCCAGTCGGGGCCGGTTTCACCCAAGGCACAAAGCATCGGAACCGGTCAGGAACCTATCCCTGTGCCATGGCTGGCGGGGCTGGACTCGAACCAGCGCATTGCGGGGGGCGACCCCATGCTCTACCAACTGAGCTACCCACCATTGCTCACGCGCGATCCGGAATCGAACCGGTACCCGTTACCGGGTCAGGGATTGCGGTCCCTAGTGGCCACGCCAATGGCCACCACACTGCACGCATGCGCGGCGCTCCGTACCGGATTTGAACCGGTGACATCCCGCTCGACAGGCGGGCGCTCTACCACTGAGCTAACGGAGCAAGGTCCCCAGGACTCAACCGGGCGGAGGAGAGTACGCGCGGGAGTCTCACTGGGGACGATAGGGGCAGGGCCTCAGACCACCTGGTGTCAGACCTTAATGTGCGGGACCACCCGCCCTCCCCCTATAACTAGCGAGTCGGTTACCTAATCGTGATATCTGGGGATAGTGCTGCTGAGTGACGGAGTGACGGTTTGGAGGTCGGTTCAGCTTCCTCTATAGAAACCCTTAGAGATACTAGAACTGTGTCTCTAATCGTCACTTCATCACTAAGGCCAGGTCAGAGGGTGTTTTGATCCTGTCCGCTGAAGAGCTGTTCGTCACTCGCCCGTGCGCTGTCAGGGCAAAAGTAACGGGCCGTGACCCTTTCGAGTCCGACCCGTTATCTTCAGGTGTGGTCTAGCTCACGCGCTTGCGTCCAGATCACCCAGGTACTCGGCGAGCATGACGTCATCTCCGCCTATGGCCCAAGAGATCTCCAGCCGGTCGGCTCGCTGTTTGGGGTACAGCGTGATGGACAGGCCCACGTCCCGTAGAAGCCGGCCGCGAGACCCCGTGTCGGCCCTCCAGGCGTCCCCCAGCGTCCTCCCAGTGGGTTCTAGTACTTCCCTGACGTCTGGGTCATGGGAGGCCCTTAGAGCGGCGTACGTGGCTTCCAGCTGTTCGGCCATCTCTCCCAGCTTGGTCAACATGAGCGGTCCGGCGGATGCCATCTGGCTGGCCAGCCGTTCGGCAGCCTCTTGCGCCTCGATCATCTGGTCTGACAGATCGTTTCCGCCTTCAAGGCGCACGGTGTATTCGGCCATCTCGCCCCAGGTGGCCAGAAACGCTTCCTCGACCCGCTGATCAATGGTCTCGGCGTACATGGTCACGTGGCCCAGCTTGCACTTGTACAGGCGCACGCCAGCACCGCTCTTCCCGCCGCTCAGCGGTCCGCCGCACTTGTAGCACCAGGCCATTCCGGCGCACTGGGGAGACTCGCCACGGGGCGCACGGTCCTGGCCGGTAGCCAGCGCCAGCAGCCTGTCCCGCACGGCCTTGTGCTCCGCAGCGTTCAGGATGGGTTCAGCGAACTGGATAGGCGTAATCCCGTCCTCAGCCAGGATCAGCTTGCCCTTGTGTGCTCGCTGTCCGCGCAGGGTCGGGGCCTTCAGCATGCGTCGCCACTGAGGCTCGCTGATGTCCACCATGCGGGCGGTACTGGTGACCGTTCCGCCGTTGATGAGTGCGTCTACGGCTTCCCGGATCTTGGCTGCCTCAGGCTCATTGCGGACCAGGTAGGCAGCGCCGTCCCGCCGTTCGATGGCGTAGCCGTAGGGAGGCTGGCCAGCGCCCCAGCGGCCCTGTGCACGGCGGGTGGCGTGGCCGTCGATGATGCGGCCTTTGATCATCTCGCGTTCCCACTCAGCGAGTGCAGCGAGCACCACAGCGACCATGCGGCCGGTCGGCGAAGCAGTGTTGATGGTGTTGTCCGTGGTGGCCAGCCGGACCCCATGAGCCTCGCCCCAGGCGACCAGCCGTAGGAATTCGCTGACGCTGCGGGCGTACCTGTCCAGCTTCCAGGCGACAGCAACGACCGGCCGTTCGGCCATGAGCTGGCGCATGCCCTTGCGCGCTTCCAGGGCCTTAGCGCCGGACACCCCTGAGTCGATGTACTCGACCAGGTCGGCAGGGTCAAACCCGTTGGCTTCAGCCCAGCGCCGGACGGCTGTCCGCTGAGTCTCGATGCTGGCGGAATCCTCGTTCTCACGGCTCAGCCGGATGTAAGCGGCTATGGCCGGGCGCTGGCCGTTGGTGGCGCTGATGCTCTGTGAAAGGCTCATGTACTCAAGGCTACCCGCATTTGCCCAAACGTGCGCACCCTTGAGCACATGTCCTAGCTGAGCGCCGTATCCCAGGGGGACGGCTCAGGCTTGAACGGTTCCCACCCAGCGGGCGCAGGCACCAGGCCCCGACCCCAGGCCACCCGGCACCTGTACAGCCAGGCTTCAGCCCCCTGTCTGGCCGTCCATTCCAGCGGGAGCAGGTTGCCTTCCCCGTCCGGCAGGGTGCAGTAGCCGAACATGAACCGATCAAGGATCACCCAGCGGGATCGGTCCGGAAGCTGGGTCACTACGTAGCGGCGCGATGGCGCTGTCTGAAGGACTGTCATAGGGCCCAGATTCGCACGCTGACAGGCCCATTGGAACCCTGCCAGCTCCCGCCCTTTTCACGGGTGGCCAGCGTTCCGTCCGTCGCCATGGAATGCCTCAGCGGGCCCCAGACGGCGTAAAGAACCTGCGCGAGCACTTCCGGGCCATCCGGCATGTAGTGACGCCGTAGAGCGCCGTCCACGCCCTCTGCAACGGCATCAACGCAGTCGGCCACGCCCGACCCTTCCGAGCATTGCCCACCCGCCATCTCCCGACCGGCAATCCGCCACGTGTACCCAAGGTCTGTCATGGGTCCAGCCTAGGCCGCACGCCCCAGTTCTCCGCGCGCCGGAAATGGCATGAGCGGCGGGGCTGCCACGTTGGCATCAAACCGCTGACGCTCGATCAGTTGCCCAGTCTTGACGTAGTACGTACGGGCAGCCGGACGCCAGCCGCACATGTACTCGCTGGATTGGGTGAACGCCCGTTCACTCGCCGACCAGGCCCACTCAGCCAGGCCCAGGACCATGCCGGTAACCGGCCCTCTGGCCAGCACGCTGAAGCGCGGGCCTAGCGACTGCCTGTCTAGAAGGGTCGGAGTGATCCGGCCGTAGACCATAACTAGGGCCTGGCACTCACGCGCGTTGTAGGCGTACTCACGCACCATGCAACCCTGCGCGCGCGGATGCTCACCCCAGCGCCAACCGCCATGGTCCAGCGGCACAGGGATTCTCAGAAACAGGTGGACCGTAGGCACTGGGCCCAGGTCAGCGAAGGTGATCATTAGTCGTCCCCCGACTAGATGGTCGTTACAGCTTTCAACAATAAGCGGAGTGGCCTACTCCGGCTACGCGTGTAGACAACCTACTGCACAGTTATGTCAAGTTGTGACCTTCCTGTGAAAGGTTAGTTTCGCTAAGCAACCAAAAAGAGGGCAAAAGAAAAGGGCCCCGTAGGGCCCAGTTCCTTACACTGCCGGATCTTCCGGCGCGATCGGCTCAGGCACAATGGACATGTCTTGTATCTCGACATCCGGGAAAAGCGCTATCACCTCATTTCGCTGAGCCGTGGTGGTGGCTACGTCGCCATCCTCGACCCATTCGCCATCCCATCCGACCTTCACCGTTCGCACGTCCACTACTCCCCCATCAGGGACCGTCCACGTGCCGCTAATGGTGACATCAAGAATCTGCATACTGTGCCTCTCTAGTGGTGCCGCTTCAGGGACGCAAAGAACGAACGCTTCCGGCGCTCAGCGGGCATGGCCGCAATTTCATCTTCCAGGGCAGCGCGCAGACTCTCGCCGACCGAGTGAGGCAGTACAAGAGTCTTGCGGATACCGCTGGCCGTCACGTAATCGACTTCCAGCGTGAAATAGCTCCCTGACTCCACAGTGCGCGCCACAGTGCAGCGAGCGACCTTTTCAGCGTGCCTCATGGTTCCTCCACATCAAGCTGAATACCGCTTCCAGCAACGGGGCGTTACCGCCATCCGCTGATACCGCCCACTCGACCAGCCTGCGCCCGTCCTCAGTGCTCTCAGCCAGGACTATGGCGCAGAACTCGACCTCTTCCATGATCCCCCCCACCAAGGGCCCCGCCCGGTTAAGGACGGGGCCAACCTGGCACTACCAGCGGTTGTCAGCCAGCATGCGCGGCAGCCGTTGGGCCTCAGCCACCGGGATTCCCAGCAGCGCAGCCACGTCCTTGAACATCTTCTGCCGTGCCAGCTTCCGCGCCCCCATCGTGCCCGGCATGGTGTGGCGCGGGTGGGGCTGGCCGTCCCTCAGCTTGTCCGCGAGGTCCCAGGGCAGCACGTGGGTTCCGCTGGATACCGCCACAGTGTTCTGCGCGTCCATCCGCAGACGAGCGGCCAGACCGTCCTTGTAGGCCCGCATCTGGCCGAACGTCATGGTTCCCGCCGGACCGTGGAAGGCCACCCAGGTCATAGCGTCCGCAATGGCCATGCGCTCGGTGTAGTAGCTGGCCGTCCGGAAGACTTCCTGACCGTTCTCGGTGACCGTCGCGTAGGTCTTGCCGTTCTCGGTGTAGTCCGTGATCTCCATGGTCCCTGCTCCCTCTGTCGTGTGCTGTTGGGATGACTATGGCAGTTCGCGCGGGCGCGCGCAAGGCACCTACCAAAATTGGTATGCGGTGAGTGCCACAAAAGGGGGCCCAGGTTTCCCCGGACCCCCTCTGACCTGCTAGTTCATAAACCCAACCAGCTTGACCTTGTTCGCAGCGATACCCGCGTCAGTCGGGCGAACCTTCTCAGCCCAGTGGTGCCAAGTGCGCTCAAACCCCTCGGCAGCGTCGCAGGCAGCATCCGCCGTGCCGTAGGCAGTGCCGGTGTAGACCTTGTAGTAAGGACTGACCACGTACCAGTTGCCGTTACGGTGAACGATGCCGAACATCTTGGTTCCTCCTGCTTCGCTGTGCTGCTGACAAGAGAGACGTTACGGTCCGGCAGCGCACCCGTGCAAGTCACCTACCAAAATTGGTAGCTGGTCCTAGGCCACAGGTTAGTAACGCAGGGTCCAGCGCGCGGACGGGCAGACCACCCGCCGGATGCCACTGGCCCGGATCAGAGTCCAGCAGGACGGGCACGGGGCCCGTGTGGTGTACAGGGTCGATCCGGGCAGCTCGGATGCGGAAGCGTGCCGGATGGCGTTGCGCTCAGCGTGGTCCGCCGTGCAGTTGGCGTAGTCGGTGCCTGCGGGGACCTCGCTGTAGCTGAGCTGGCCACGTGGACAGGCCCCAGCACTGAGGCAGCCAGGTACGCCGCTAGGTGCGCCGTTGTACCCCGTGCCCCGCACTTCCTGTTGCGCGTTGACCAGGATTGCTCCCACCTGAGAACGCGTGCAGTCCGCGCGGGTGGCCACCCAGGCAGCGCCAGCGAGAAAGTACGCGTCCCAATCCGGGCGCTCATTCCGAGTAGTCGAATGTGTCAGCGCTCTTCACCTCCCCCAGCAAGAATCGCGCGAAGCGCTCTACAGCCGCCACACGCGCGCTGAAGGGGGCACCGTCGGTGTAGCCACGGGTATTGGTCGCCATCTTATCGACGTGCTCCCGTGCAGCCGTCAGGGCCTCTTCAGGGGTCATCTGGTCACCTTGATTCCGATATCGAAAGCGTTGGATGCGCGCGGGTCAATGCTCAGGCTGTAATCCCCCTGAACGTGCAGCGTCCCACGGTCGCTGACATAGACCTGAACCATTTGCTTTGCTCGCCAATCGGGTGGGGTCATGTCGAATGCGATTACCGACCCCTGCGGGAGAGGCAAGTCCTTACCGATGTAGTCCCGGATGAAGACGTCAGTCTCGCCTACGTCCCGCTTCAGCGTCGCTACGCGCGCCTGCTCTCTTACCAGATCCCGGCGCAGCCCAGCTAGGGACTCTTGGGCCCATTTGGGCAGCTTTGCTTCGCGTGGATCGCTCATCATCTCTCCTCAGTGCATAGCAAACGGCCAGGGCCCCGATGCTGTAGAGCACCAGGACCCCAACCGTGATCAGGAAGGCAGTCACTCGCTGGCGTCCGCCGGAATGTCCTGCACGCTATTCGGTGCGATGAACTGGAGTTTCAGCAGAACCAGCCGCGCAAACTCCTGAATCTCGGCGTCAGCGTGCTTGCTGTGTCGCTTGCCCAGCACATCACGCCAGGCCCGCAGGTTGCCGGTTACCACCATGTCGACGGGGGCAGCGTTGGGCAGTACCGCGCGGGCGGCTTCCCGGGCTTGCTTGCGAGTTTTACCACGGGCCACCAGACGCGCGGTCAGTTCCTCGTAAGCCTCTAGTGCCTCGTCGTAGTAGCAGGCGACTAGGTGGGCCTCATCAGCGTTCATCGCGGGCGGAACCACGGGGTCAGTCTCGGCGTAGTTCACGTAGCGCTGAGACACCACGCTGAAGGACAGGTGGCGATGGCGGCTCAGTTCGGCCAGCAGCGCGCGGGAAACGTCCTGCACCAGGAACGTCACTGACGCATGCTCCAGCACGCTGAAGTGGCCCTGGGACAGGATGTTGGCCAGGTACCCAGAGTTACTGGCCGTTGCAGGGTTCTTGCGGCCCCATGACTGGTAGCAGATGCGCCCCGCAGCCTCAGCCAGGTGGTCAGCATCCGTCGACCCGTTCTCAGTGTCGTACTGGTACGCGTCCTCTAGTGCACCCTGGTAGTGCAGCTCAGTCGATGCGATGACGCTTACGCGCAAGGTCTCTCCTCCATTGTGCCGAGGGGCCACCTACCAAATTTGGTATGTGACCCCAGGTAACTTACCGCCCTGGCAAATTGCGCCAGTGTCACGCGCTTCGCTTGGCCAGGTCGAGAACCAGTTCACGGGCGGACAGGTAGCCGAGACGCACGGTCGAAATGGTCTCGCCGCGAGTGTTCACGGTCTCGAACTCAGTACCCTCGTCCACCTTGCGGGTGATGACTCGGTAGCCGTTGCGCATGGTATACGTCATCGCGGTTTCTCCTCGGTTTGCTCGGTGTGTTGGGTGGCTAGCGAGTCGGTTACCAGGACAGAACCCAGTCAGCCAGCGACTTGGCACCCTTGGACATGTTGCAGGGGGCGCATGACGGCAACAGGTTGTGCACAGCGTCAGCACCACCACGCGAGAGCGCCACCACGTGGTCTAGGTGTTCGGCTGGGGCGTCGCAGTAGGCGCACGTACCGCCGTAGGCTGCGAAGATTTCGGCGCGACGGTACGGAACATGCGCACTGTTGCGCTTACGTGCGCGCTGGCGGGCGGCATGGGCATACATCGCGTCCCGCGCATTCCCAGGCGTTGAGCGCCGGATGCGTGCCTGCGCTGCCTTACAGGTCTTACACTGCGCGCACGTCCCCAGCGCACCAGCACTGGCAAACGACCCAATTGGCTTGCTCTCGCCGCACTTAGTACATGCCTTAGCCATTGCGTTGGGCCTTTCTCCACTGGGTGAGGAAGTCACGGGGGTCCGCCTTTGCCTTGTACGTCTCGCGGTACGCCCGGATACGGTCTGGATTGGCAGCGCGCCATTCCCGCTGATACGCCTTGCGCCGTTGCGCGTCTGCCTTGCTGTACTCCGCGAGATGCGTGGTATTGGAGTCTCGCCATTCGGCAGAGGACTTCCGCCCGCACTCGGCGCATTGGGCTTTGCGGCCATCCTTGACGGCTGCACAGCGATGGAATGCGGAGAGGGGTTTAGTCTCCCCGCACTTCCGACACGTCTTGCTGTCACTCACT